AAACTATATAGCTGATCGAATGGAAGAAATTCACAACGAAAAGACGGCAGATGCACAGGAAGTGATCGAGTATCTAACATCGGTCCTTCGTGGAGAAAGCACTGCACAGGAAATTGTAGTTGAAGGAACCGGTGATGGCTGCAGCGAAGCGAGGACGATGGAAAAATCCCCGTCAGAAAAAGAACGGTTAAAGGCTGCAGAGCTCCTGGGTAAAAGATATTCACTGTTCACTGATAAAGTTGAAACAGATGTAGATATGGACCTGAACATCACGATTGATTACGGTGAGGATGATACCGGATGAAAATAAAGGTAGAAGCAAATGCCGGTTTCAAAGAGGTTGATCGCAGTAAAAAACGCTACATCGTGATGAAAGGTTCTGCCGGATCCGGAAAGAGTATGGACACGGCACAGAATTATATCATTCGTTTAATGAATGATCCCGGACGTAACCTTTTGTGCGTTCGAAAAGCAGATGTAACGAATAGAGATAGCACTTTTGCAGAATTGCAGAGTGCTATTTTTCGTATGTTCGGAGAAAGCTATAAGAAGTATTGGTACATCAATACCTCGAATATGCTTCTGGAATGTAAGAACAATCATAACCAGATCATTTTTCGTGGGGTAAATGATGAGAAGCAACGCGAGAAACTTAAGTCAATTACATTTAAGCGCGGGAAACTTACCGATGTTTGGATAGAGGAAGCAACAGAAATTACGCAGTCAGATTTTGAAATCATCGATGACCGACTTCGAGGTATATTGCCGAAGGGACTGTTCTACCAGATTCGGTTAACATTCAATCCGGTGTCATCACATCACTGGATCAAGAAAGTGTTCTTTGATCGTGTTGATCCGGATGTACTGACGCATCAGTCAACCTATGAGAACAACCGGTTCATCGATGAAGCGTATCACAGACGTATGCTCCGGCGTAAGGAAGTAGATCCGGAAGGTTATCGGGTGTATGGTCTGGGTGAATGGGGAGAGGTTGCCGGTCTTATCCTTAAGAATTATGTCATAGAAGAATTTGACCGGAATCCGGAGAACTATGATTACATTGTGAACTCACAGGACTTTGGCTTTAACCATGCCAACTGTATCGGCGAGGTAGGCTTCAAGGATGGAGATCTGTATTTGTTCCAGGAACTGTATGTGTATGAGATGGACACAGAGGAGATCATTAAGCTGGCCGCCGGAAGATTTAACAAGAAATTGAGGATGTGGTGTGATTCTGCGGAGCCGGACCGTATCAAGATGTGGCAGAAAGCCGGATACAGGGCGAAGGGAGTCAATAAAGAGACAAACAGTGTCCATGCTCAGATAGACTATTTGAAGCAACACATGATTCACATACATCCGTCCTGTGTGAATACCATAAAGGAAATACAACAATGGAAGTGGAAGAAGGATGAGCGTACCAACACTTATCTGGAAGAACCAGTTCCATTTTTTGATGATGCAATGGCTATGCTGCGTTATTCCATTGAGGAAGAACGTAAGACTAAGCCGAAACTAAACAGAAACCTGAAGGGAGGACTGTAAAGTGTTATTTCGATTACCGTCAGAAGAAGAACTGACAGATAATAAATTGAATGAATTCATAGCAAAACATAATGCAGAGTGTGCCTTTCGGTTTAAACATCTGAAAGATGCATACGAAACAGACTACCAGATTTTTCACCAGAAGCCGAAGCCGGATTATAAACCAGACAATCGTATTGCTGTGAACTTTGCAAAATATATGGTGGATACATTTAACGGATATTTTATCGGGAATCCGATCCGAATTTCCGTAGATAACGATACCAACGATAACATCAAAAAATATGTGGAGCTCCTGGATCAATACAATGATCAGGACGATAACAATGCGGAGCTGTCGAAGATCTGTTGCATTTATGGTAAGGGATACGAGATGTATTACGTAGATGAACTGGGAAACATCGGGATTACATATCTGACACCGTTCGATGCTTTTATGATCTACGATGATTCGGTGTTGTGCAGGGAACAGTATTTCGTTCGACTGTACATAGATTCGAATGATGTACTGCATGGTAGTGTATCGGACGACACCAAGGTACGATGGTTTACCCAGAAGGGAAAGCTTATATGGGAGGAAGAAGAAAAGATACATGGATTTGACGGGGTGCCGGCTACAGAGTATGCGGAGAACAAAGAGCGCACATGCATCTTTGAACCGGTAATGTCAATGATTGATGCTTATAACAAAGCAATCAGTGAGAAATCAAATGATGTAGATTATTTTGCGGATGCCTACATGAAGATACTTGGAACTATGCTTGGCAATGACGAGGTGGAGCACATCCGGGATAATCGTATTATTAACTTTGACGGAGATGCGAATCAGCTTATTGTAGACTTTTTGAATAAGCCAGATGGAGATACCACACAGGAACATTTGATTGATCGTCTAGAGAAATTAATATTCCAGATCGGTATGGTTGCGAATATCTCAGACGAGAACTTCGGTACAAGCTCTGGCATTGCCATGAAGTATAAGCTACAGGGAATGAGCAATCTGGCCAAGACAAAAGAACGAAAGTTTACATCCGGAATGAACCGGCGGTACAAGCTGATCTTTTCGAATCCAGTATCCGGAATGAAAGAAAATGACTGGGTGAAACTGCATTATCATTTCACACCGAATATTCCATCGAATGTACTGGAAGAGAGTCAGATCGCCGGCAACTTGGATGGAATCGTATCACAAGAGACACAGCTTGGTGTACTGTCTGTAGTGGATAATGTGCAGAGTGAGATGGAAAAAATCGAGAGTGAGCAGGAAAAAGCCAAGACAGATCCTGTTATGACACAAATGTTCGGAGGTGCAGGTGATGGCAAGCCAGGAGTACTGGAAGAACCGGGAAACAGAAGCAAAGAAACATAATATTCAGGAAGAAGCTGAGTATAATCGTCAGATCAAAGAAATATATGCCAATATGATGGACGAGATCAATAAAGAGATCAACGGATTCTATACTAAATATGCTGCTAAAGAAGGCATTACAATGGCTGAGGCAAAGAAGAGAGTAAGCAAGCTGGATATTGCAGCATATGAACGGAAGGCAAAGAAGTATGTTGAAACAAAGGATCTTTCCGATCGGGCGAATGAAGAAATGCGGATCTATAATCTGACCATGAAGGTGAACCGGTTAGAACTCCTGAAGGCGAATATCGGTCTTGAGATGGTATCAGGATTTGATGAGATGCAGAAATATTTCGATAAGAAACTGACCGACAGAACACTGAAAGAGTTCCAGAGACAAGCTGGTATCCTTGGCAAGTCCGTTCTTAAGAATGAAAAATACGCTCATGCAATTGTGAATGCATCGTTTAAGAATGCGACATATTCGGATCGTATTTGGATGTATCAGGGAATGCTCAAAGCAGAGCTGGAAGGATTACTTGCATCAGGACTAATCAGAGGACAGAATCCGAAGAAACTTGCAAAGCATCTGGAGAAGAGATTCGGTGTCAGTGCTTATAATGCTGAACGACTCATGGTAACAGAGCTTGCAAGAGTGCAGACAGAGGCTCAGAAGCAGTCTTTTATCCGTAACGGCTTTGATGAGTATGTGTATGTTGCATGCACAAAAGGCGATGTATGTCCGATTTGCAAAGGGCTGGACGATAAGCATTTCAAGGTAGATGATATGATGCCGGGAGAGAATGCTCCACCAATGCATCCGAACTGTCATTGCAGCACAGCAGCATATATGGATAATGAGGCTTATGAGGAGTGGATAAACAGCTATCAGGAACATGGATTGAATTTCGAAGATTGGAAGGCTTCAAGGGAAAGCGAAGAAAGTAAAAAGAAATATAAATATGCTGATACAGTTGTGAAGAAATCACTTCTTACGTCTTCGGAGTACCGAAAGAAATTCAATCAGGTATCCGGCAATTCAAAGGTGAATCGTAGAGCATGGAACATTTCCAAGGATATGCTAAGTCATAGATCTGGTACAAAGTTTGAAGATTTGGCATTTATCAATGTAGTCAATGGGAAATATGCAGTGAACAAAGACTATGATGTAGAGAGCAAGGCAAATATGAATAAACAAATGAAGCAGTTGCTGGAAGAATCGGAGCCAGAAACGATTATCGCAATACATAACCATCCAGGTAGCAGTGTGCCGAGTCTTGCGGATTTGATGACTTGTGTGAACCGAGGGTACTATTTTGGACTGGTAGCTTGTCATGACGGTAAGGTGTACAAATATTGGGTAGATAAGAATAAATTCAATTCTGTGAATGCTGGATTTGCCCTTGACCGGATGGAAACGCAAGGGTATGATAAAGAAGTAAGAACATGGTTGGAGCAAGCAGGAGTGTATATGGAGGTGTGGTAGCATGGATGAAGTGTATAAAAGAATATGCGATAAATTGGGTTGTGAACCTAAAGATATTGCAATTCCGGAGTTTGATACAGAGGATGATTCATGGGAAAGCCCTTTTAAAGTACTGACTAATGAAGAAATGAATTATATAGTGAATCACGGCTGCCTGCCAGGAATTGAACCAATTCAAAAGTAATGATGTTGGAACATCTTTAGAGATGTTTTGATATGGCAGTTGATTGTAATGAGTAGAATGGATATGAAAAGATGCTGAGACTTGAATTGATTGAAGTTACAGAAGCGGATGTAAAGTACAGATATTATCCGGAAGATTCAAAAGAATACGGTATTGTTATTTTTAGAAAAACAACAAGGGAAAGAGATATTGAAGAAAAAGCGGACGGATATGATACGAGCTATGCAGCACATGCGTTGAGACGTCTGGAAGAATATTGCGAAAAGAACACTTTCCCGAAAGAAGATATTGTAGCTTGGGGTTAAATACCACTGATCATAATGATTAGTGGTATTTTTGTGCGAATTTTGAAAATTGCACCAGTGCAAGAAAAAACGATAATGGCAAAGGAGTAAATGTTATGAAGACAGACCCGAAAACACAAGAGGTATGGATAGAAGCTGTAAAAAGCTGTGGTCAGTCGCTGATTGATAACGCAGAAGAAATTGCGGGGGATTACGAATACGAGACGGGCGTAACTATCACAATTTCTTTAAAACCACACGAGACAGCTGAAATAAATATTGCAACAACATACATCCCAAAACTACGAGGAACAGATAGAGCTGTCTGTATGAGAAACAGAGAACTATTCATTAATACTGAGGCTTTTCGAAAATTAGTATGAAATATAAACGAGCATATATAGTAGCACCAGACGCAGGCAGAATGGCTCCTAAATGGCTTTCGGTCCGTGTTGACAACAATATAGTTAAGTTCATCTACCATATCGTAGATGGCGCAGAAAAACTGAAAGGAGTGAGAATAGGTCATGAGATGGCAGAAATCGGAGACACGATACATTTTAATGGCAAAAGGCTATCAGTAGAAAGGCGGTGATCCACTATCTCCCACCGGCAGGGAATGACCGGATGAAGAAGGAGTGATGAAACTGATTGAAGCAAGCGTCCGAAGAGACGGGATTACAGTAAAAGGACATGCAAATTATGCTGTTTCCGGATCAGATATCGTATGTGCCGGGATTACAGCACTTGCACAGACACTGATCAAGTCCATAAAGGACCTGACAGACGATAAAATTGAATATGAGATATCTCCCGGGAGGGTGGATATAAAGTATGGGAATCTATCAGAGAAGTCGAAAACTCTGGTGGATTCCTTTTTCATTGGCATCTGTATGATTGCCGAGGAGTTTCCGGAGTATGTCCGGATCATGTAACTTAATGTGACCGGGATGTCGTTAAACTACACATTCAAGATGCAACGACCTGGGCTTAAA